ATACGACTAAAAGCAGGAGCGGCAGTAGTAGCCAAAGTAGCCATGATAGCCATGGTAACTGTAAACTCAGCAAGACTGTTTCCTTTATTATTCATCTTCTGTATAATCCTCTATATACCCAACGTAATTTCTAAAAGCAGCAGCATCTTCATTTGCTACTTCAATATAAACGTAAGAAAAATCATCTGCGTATTCTTTTATCTGATAGTTTTTTGATGTATTTAATCTTGGGTCTATAAACTTTTCTCTGCTGTCCCATTCTGCATCTGTTGATATTGTTTGAAATTTTAATTTTACCATTATTACCAATCCATATCATTATAGTCAACAGACCAAATAGTTGAAGCGCCAAAGTCTGAAAATTGTGTACCATCTACATTGGCAACCAATTGAATTATTGCTTGTTGATTCTTGCTTACTGCATAGTTTATTTGTGAACTACTAACACCATCTTCAAATGATTTAGTTGTGTGGTCTTCTGAAGAACTATATTGAAGAGTTGTACTATCAATTAATGTATAAGATGATGAACCAGAATTTCTTCTATAAAATTTAAAAGTTATTGTTACAGTAGCACTTATCCACTCACTTCTAAATAACAATCTTCTAAATGTCATATTAACTGGTGCAGTAATACCTACATCAGAGCCATTTATAGATGTGCCTTCTGCTGTTCCACTCCAAGGTAAATAATGAGTGTTAGTATTTATGTCATCAGAAAAATTGTGAGTAAATATAAATGATTGTGTAGAAATAAAACTTGAAACACCTATACCACCAGTAACATATTGATTATATACTAATGCTTGACCAGTAGTTTTTTGACCAGTATAAGATAACTTATCCATAGTAATTGCATTATCTGATATATTATTACTTCCTACAGAATTATCTGCTAGTTTACCACTATTTATACCTTCATCTGCTATAGCTTCACCAGTAACTGCAAAGTCAGCAATTTTAGCATTAGTAATGGCATCATTTGCTATCTTAGCTGTAGTAACTGCTGAACCATTTATTTTTGCAGTAGTTACTGCATTATCTGATATATGAGTTGCTAATATTGCATTACTTGCTAGTTTATTATTATCAACTGCCTCATCAGCTATTTTACCATTTGTAACTGCATCATTTGCTATTTTAGCAGTTGTAACATTACTATCTGCTAATTTTATAGTAGTAACTGCACTATGTTGTATATGCTCAGTATCTATAGACCTATCTGTATAGTGTTGAGA